ACTTAGTTTTCTTTTCTCCTTTTAATTTTTAATAACCCCCTTACAATAGGGATTGTCAAATGACAGAGCTTTGTAAGCCCCATACTCATTGTTTGGCGTGTCTTCAAAGACCTTCTGGCCCTTAACCCTCATTACGAACGGGATGACTGGTACGCGTGGATACAACTCCGAAAAGCTGCCACTTCCCATGGTCCACGAATGGACTCCCGACGAGGACTTCCTTAAAGCCGCCACTACCTCCCGAAGGAAGTGCGCGAGTTACTTGCGCCCCGTTATTGCCTACTTGAAGTAGACATGTCGTCGTTTAAATCGCCGACCTGGGTCAAGAACCTCCAATCTCTAAACACACGCTACTACGGTATGGGTTAACCCGGCATCTGATTTCCGTCACCGGATACAGATCACCTCGTTACCTTACGGTATCATCATCTAACAACCCCTATCTCTGGGGGAAATCGCCAAAAAATCAGAGAAAAAAACCTTATTTCCGAGGAGAGGCGACCGCCTCACTACTCATGACAATTGCCGGAAAAGTCCTCCACATCTTCGCTGAGAAAGCCGGTCAGAGCGCGTCTATTACGTGGGTTTCGAATCCACGGTAAACGACGTTCTAACTAATAGGCCTATATAGCAACGGTAATGAAGGCATGCTCTACCACGACCTGCGGGCGTCTATGCTCTGAAACAGTGGAATCACACCACTCGAATCAGGCCAGCGGACCCACAGGCTGATATCCCCTTGCGGAGCATACCATCCCCTTCATTACTGCTATCTAGGAAGACCCTACTAGCCTGGGTGTCGTTCGCTAACGATGACCCAACTTCCTCTTAAAAGATCCCCTCGAAAGAGCCAAGTCCAGCGAGCTGGAACAAAGCCTGGGGCGGACAAAAAACTTCTCCTTGACCGGATCTCATGTCTTCGACGATGCCGGCTCTCATTCCAAAAGGATCAAGCGGAGGGTGTTTCACCTCCCAAATGTCCCTTGGAATCCGAGCCATCTTAACTTCGCACCGAGAAGACCACCAAGATCTCGTCATCTTCACCACCCTACTCCCACTACGAGACATACGGTCCTTTAGGTGAGTCCCAAGCGTCTTAATAACGTGTGGGCGAGTAACCTGAGACTCAGGACCGCAATGCCAGTAGTATTCTGTTCGGACCATTAACAGGTCCGACTCTCTCTTCAACAACTTGGCCGAATAACGGTATTGCTGTAGGTGAGACGGTAACTGAGTAGCGTTAGCACGCTCAGAAACCATACGTCCACCGACACATACTTTAAACGTCGAACCAAGTTCCCATTTCCTAGACGCCATCCACATTGCTGTCGCTACTGACATGGTATTAGTTACCTCAGTAGGATCGACAGAGACAAATTCCCGCGAGCCCATAATAACATTATGTGGGCAATGAGCGGCAGGCAACTTGTCTATTCCTTTCCGGTGGAGAACGTCATCCCTCCACAACAACCTCCCACCTCGGAACCGGGTCCAAGCTCTTAAAGCTAGACGCCCCGAGAAACCCATGTCTGACGCAACACACCTCCATTTGTAAATGGTGTGTTGGTGCCAAGAGAGGAACTCTTCGAAGTTCCGCAGCCATGTGTCTCGGGGTCCTACTCTAGAAAAGAGAAGGGCCGAAATGCCAAGGGTTCCAGGGTGACTAACCTCGCGAAGCATCCCAAACCGCAACGTCTTGACTACCGCCAGACCCTCCGGGGTCCAGCGAAGCAGAGTAGAGTTCAAAGAACCATACTCAGTGCTTACCGACGTTTTAGTTTGTTCAACTTCGAGGCCTAGCCTACTGACAACAGACATCCAGTCGCGCGAGAACTGCGCACTTGACTGAAACAGGATGTCATCTCCATTGATCAGGACCGGAGTCCCCTCCAACCCTGAACACATCTCAGCGTAACGAAACGCGATGTAGTTCTGGAGGCAGAGAAGAGGAAAGCAAAGGTAGCTTCCCATCATCTGCCCCCGGGTTGGGACAAAGGATTCACGCAGACCTTCCTTGTCTTCGTAAGCTAAATTGGGGCGCTGAGCCGCCATAGCATAACGAAAGACTGACGCAGGGACCTTTTTACAGGTCGACCAAGCAACGTCAAGGATAGCCTCTGCAACCTCGATCGAGAGATTGTCACTAGCAGACTTATAGTCCCCACTGGTGAGAGGTTTCTCTCCCCTGACCGAAAGGTCAAATCCCGCTCTTCTCAAATTTTCTGCAGAGACATCCCCACGGTTGAGCCAGTCGAAAGTCGAAAGACGATCGTACAAAAGCCCATGGAGTGGTCGGAGATGTGCAGCTTCGTCGGAAAACCGTGTCAAAGGACGA